ACCACGGCTGTAAATCTTCTTTTGGCGCGTACTTTGCGACGATTTTCTTTGCGCTTTCAATCGACTTGTTACCGAACACTCCGTCAACAGCGATGCCGTACTCTTTGCTATACTGCGTCTGCCATTTTCTGACAGCCGTATCGGTGTTGGATCCGAAGTTTCCGTCGACTGCGAGCTTTGCGTTCATGCACCAATTAAGGAATGACTGCAACGCCTTTACGCTGTCGCCCTTGCTCCCTTTCTTGACTGATGCTGTCGGAAGTGTGCCGGTGTACGGCGTTGATGGATAATATGCTGGTTCAATATACAATTTTCCGCTCCACACTCTGCTGACATCTCCCCTCATGTTATCTTCGTAAGAGATCCAGCCGTTTCTTAGTGATGATGTGCTGTTACTGTCCTTCACATAGACATAATGCTTGCCGTTTTCGACCTTATATGCGACCGAACAAACGAAGTGCGCGGAGCTCGTCCAATGTACAGCCTTGCTACCGCCCTTCCTGCTTCCCATGAGGTATATCGCTACCCTGTTGCCCTTTTCGAGCTCTTTCCATAAGGAATCGAGAGTGCCATGCTCTTTGACCTCAGTCATGCCATAATGTTTCATCATTTTCGGTATGCCCGAGAAGTATGTGCCGTTGCCGTTTGGTGCGGCAAACTGTACGCAATAAGGCTGAATGGTTTTCGGTGTCTGCTTTGCGTACTTTTCCATCTCGATAATACAGTTAGCTATCGCGACTTCACCGCAACCACATTCCTTAATAAAATAGGGCGACCTCGGATAGCCGAGTTTCGCCCATCTTGTATCGTACTGTTTGAAGTTGGTTTTATTCATCGCCATCACCGTCCTCGAGGTATTCATCTACCACAATGTCGAGTCCGTCCTCACCCTGCTTAAGCTGCCTTGTGTAGCCGGTGCCTTCGCAAGCCTCTGGAGTATAGTCATTGTTGAACCATGTCACGCAAGCTACGATAATGAAGTTCAGTATCACCGATACGATGCGATAAGCAAGGTCGAGCTTTGCGTTATGAAACTGTGCTATGTCTGTTGCCATTAAAGCAGTGTTCAGACAAGTTGCTACCGCGAGAATAGTTCTTACTTTTGTTCCGAGATTCATGTTATTGCCCCTTATTTCTTTGTTATTCCAAGTGCCTCCGAGAGTGTGATTGATAAGTCTCCGAGTTCCATGCTGTCATATTTATCTTCAAGCACGTTCCAAACAGTCTTAACGATTTTGAAGTCGCTCGATGTGTTGTATGCCGGGAATACTACCTTTACAGTGTCGCAAAGTCTGCACTCAAGTAGATCCTCGAGCCCTTCGTACCCCATATCCTGCAATCTTACAAATTCAACGTGTATTGTCTGTACAGGCAGGTTCGGAGAAGTATCGTTCATCACCGATATGCCCATAGCCTCGACCTGTGCCTTTGTCGGCTGACTTTCGAAGTAGCTGCTGACATCGAGTGGAACACACTCGCCTCTTCCTGTTATTGTTGAGCCTGTGCTGACCTGCCTGTCTCCGACTATCGTATTGGTTCCGTTAGTCCAGTACGGAACACATGATGAATAAGTGCCCTGAATGTCAAGCTCCTCATTGTAGTCGATCATGTTGACTCCGTACCGAATAGAGAAGTCTCGTTTCATGCCCCTCGATGCGTGGAGAATGACATTGAATTTGTCCCATTCGTACTCGCCTCCGTAGGTGTCAAGAATCGAGCCCTCTTCACCTCCGAGCAGAGACTTTACTGTTTTCGGTATGCCATTAGCCGCCGACAAATAACCAGTGCTTTCCTTATCGGTCGAATATGTAAATGGATTGTTAGGCTGTGCCGTTTTAAGCAGCGTAAAGGCATCCGCAATGCTGTTGATGTTTGAGCCTGTTACGGTCAAATAGCTTTGTCTGTACGATATGTGAACACAATGGAATGTGACTACTCCGTTTATCGGTCTTGTGAAAGACACGATGTCGAACGGCTGTATCGCATACTCAGGAGCCGTTCCTGTCGATGTTACTGTGAACACCGCGCCGGCTTCGTCTGTCAGTTTCACGCCGTTCTCTTCTGTTATAGCAGTCCTTTTGAATGTCGGCCTCGATAACGTCGATTCGCAGGTCGAAACTCCGATGATACGCCCGACAGTGATGAGATTGTAGTTTGTACCATCCACCGGATATTCAAAGTCGCACTCAAGGATTCCGTTGCGCTCCTCAGTTACAACGCACGATATTACATCGCTCAGTCGCCCGAGCCCGTTGTTTATGAACGTGGTTTCTGCCTTGTCGTATAGTATAGGTATCATCTGGATCACCTACACTTTCCACCAACGAGGTGTGACTTTCAGATCTGTCACGGTGCTGTCGAAGGATATCAGATTTCCTCCCGGAGAAAGAACCGGAAGTATTGCAGGAAACTCAACTACGTTGTTCATCGAGGCGACTGTCCCATTATCTGTATTCCAAGCCACACCGATTTCAAGGTCGATGTATGTTGGATGTCCGAGAGCCGATACAGTCGACTCTGCTCTGACTGTTTCTGCTGTGATCTGCATACCTGTGCTTGTGAATGGTGTGCCGATTTCATACGTTATCGCATAGGATATCGTGTGTGCTCCGTCATAGTTCAGCGCGAGTGTCAGACTTGCCGTACCCGATGAAACACGACCGCTGTACCGCCATGACAGCGTATATGAAGCCGTATACGTTGCCGTATAAGCCGTGCCATAAGTCAGAGCCGTTTCTGCTACGTTTATCTTTCTGCTCTTTCCGTAATCGTCAATGGATGCTGTTGCCCCGTCGGTAACGCTTACCGTCCTACTGGACTGGAAACTGTACCCACTCTTCTGTGTTGCCGTATGAACCACACGCACGGAATTGAGCCATACATTATCGCCCGTATTAAGGTGTACATCGTCAAATGTGATCGCCCCGCTTGCCTGTGAGCTAACGAATGGCGTTGTGACAGTTTCGCCGTAGTCCCCATCATCAAGCAGGATTGTGTTCCCATCTATCGAGATATGCCCGTACCCCTCTACCTCCAGAAGCGGATGTGATTCGAACAATGTCGGGTTTGTTATTGTGTCTCCGTCTGCCACCGTGATCTTCGACTCGCCCGATGTAAGCCATCTCTGCGGCATACAGTTAAATGTAATAGTGAACTCTGCCGCTGTGTTGTACTTTATCGGCTTAATATCAAGTCCCTCGATGTATGATGCCATCCTATATTCGTCAGGATGAAAGCTGTCTGTAAGTCTCTGATAACCCCTTTTAGAGCAGATTGCGTTGCGGAAGTCTGATAGCCTCTCTGCGAAAGTATCATAGTCTCCAGGCTCGAAATTGAACGCAGGATAAGACACTTCGATGTTCTCAAAGCGGCCTTTATCAAGCGCAAACGCACCATCTCTGCCCGGTATGCTTATCATGTCGACATCACGTTTCGGAGCATTAAACACACCCTCACCGCTTATATATATGCCATAATCGGCGGAATTTACTCCGCCGAATACGATGCTGTTTATTGCCATGCGAGCCTCCTCTGATTTGTCTCTCTTATAAGAGCACGCTTGACCTCTTCTGCTATTTCTCTTGGATTCTTGTCGGATCCGTTGATGTAAATGTTAAATGTAGCGCCACCGTTCTGTGCGCTGCTTGCAAGCTCGTCCATCTTTTTCCAGAATGGGTCAAGTGGGAGTATTGCCTCCGGTCCGGCTTCTCCTAGTCCGATGCCGCCGAAAATTGTTGTCCCATCAACGATACCTCCCTTAGCGTACCAGCTGACCGATACTTTCGGTGTTGATGGTGGTGTCAATGAGAACTTGCCGGAGATCTTGAAATGCGGGAGCTTAATGTTCTTCATTATTCTGCCTATGCTGAATGGGAAGAACGCTTTGATTTTATTTATTACACCTTTGACTTTTCCTATGAGGGCCGTTATCGGTGCCATAAACCGCTGTGCGATTCCTTGTGCGGCTGAGCTCACTTTGCCCCAAAGAGCTGAACCCAAGCCTGTTACAATAGAGAGCCCTATGCGGCCTATTGCCGCGACTATCTTAGGCAAATTTATAATGAATGAAGAGGCAAGCTGCCCGATTAATCGTCCTCCAGCCGCGAGTATTTTCGGGAGTGTTGTCGATACCCACTGTGCGACTTGTTGTCCAGTCAAGCCATTTGCGGTGCTTGCAATCGAAGCTGTCAAACTTTGAAGCAATGATGTCACGTTTGACACCAAGAGCGGCAACCCCTGTTGGAGAAACGCCGCAATCGCTGCTGGTAACGACTTGACCAAGTTCCCTATCATCGGCAAGAAGTTGCCGAAAAAGAACGTTGATACTGTAGTCATAAGATTGCTCATCGCTGGGCCTACATCTTTACCAAGAGCGATTGACCCTGCGAAGTCCTGATAAGCGGCTTTCATAGCATTGAGCGAGCCAGAAAACGTTTCATCTGATTCCCTCGCAAAGTTGCCCGCATATTGGCTCGTCCTGTCCATGAACATCTTCATGGCAAGCTCTGCCTTCTCCGCATTGGATGCAGTGTTCCAGTCAAAGTTTATACCCTTTTCAAGCGCATATGCTTCGAGTGTAGTTGCGTTCATAGCAACACCGAGATTGTCCATCATCGTGAAGTTGCCTTTAGCCGCACCCGCTATGGATTCCATTGCCATAGTGGTATCTATGCCCATGACAGAAGCAACATCCGCAGCTCTTTGCATTGCAGAAGTGGTAAGCTCGAGCGATTTCTGTTGCGATATTCCAGAGCCCTGGAATAGCGAGCCCATTTTGTTTGCAGTCGCATAATAGTCCGATGCAGACAACCCCATATTTTTGTATGCCTGCGTTGCCTGACTCTCAAGCTTTCCGTACAGTCTTTCGCCAAAAACCGCATATGCTCCGCCGATGTTCTGTTCTAACGCGGCACCCTGAGTCAACGCGTCTTTTACGCCCTTGACCACAACGGTCCCAATACCAGCAGCAGCGATAGCCTTTTTAGCAAACGAGCCTATCTGTGTTCCTACAGTAGTTCCCGCAGATTGCGCCTCTCCTCCGAGAATATTGGATATTGCGCCCTTTATTCCCGAAGCGGTAGGCATTATTTGCACATATGCAGTTCCAAGAGTTGTTCCTGCCATGTTATTCTCCTCTGATTCGTTTTAATGCGGCCTCAAACTCCTGAGCAGTCTTGAAGCCCTTTGTCTTTTGCTTTGTCTCGCCTTTTATTGCATCTGTAAACAGAAACGGCTTGCTCCCGCTATCCTTACCAAACCCAGCACGAAGCATAGTCAAATTATCAGCAATCGCGGCGAGTATCATTATTTCCAAACTAACCGGAGCCCCGGCCACTTTAAGTTTTATTCGCGAGTCATCCCTCAAACCAGCAGATAAGGTCGCCACCAGTTGAACCGGGAGCGACCTATAATCGAAAATCTGATATGTCTCGGCAAGGTCGCAGATAAGCGCGTTCTCGTCGAGATCGATCATGCTGGCGAGGGCTATGAGTTTTTTAATTCATTAACAGACTCCATGAGTTCAGTTAACGCATCAATCATTTTGTCGGCTGGGGTTATGCCATCGACTTCGAGATGCTTTGCAAGCTTGTCGACCTCTTCATCACCGCCGAGAAGCCTCTCAGCAATGTCCACTATCAGGCCTGTGTCACCTTTGTCGATCTTGCGAAGCAACGTGAGGAAGCCCCAATCATTGAGGCATTTCTCGTTGATTGACACCTCGAACCCGTCAATCATAGTTTTTTTCATAAGTCACCTCCTCTGCTTCGCCGCTTATGCGGTCTTTTTGATGTACTCGTAGTGAGTATTGCCGGAAGCATCAGGCATAGCTGTGATAGTCACTTCATAGCCAACAGCATCAGAGTCGGTATACTCGATGTCACCGATCTCGGAGATCTTTCCGTTCGGGATAACCACTCTCTTTACCGTGTTGTTATTCATAACCATATCTATCGCCCATACTGCAACCTCAGGCTCATCTGCATTTGCTTCTATCGTGATGCCGGTTGAGAGTGTGCCTGTAACATTAGCAGAGCCATAGACTGCCTTGAGGACTTCAATGTTCAGAACCTCAATAAGAGTAAATTCGAAAGTATCTGTTTTCTCTTCCTGAATGTTCAGAACAGTATCTCCGCCCCATGCCTTGATGTCCGTAGTTGATGGGCTGTTGCTGTTTGTCAGCCCATCCTCACTACAATATCCAAGTGCCTTAAAATCAGCGCCGAGAGCGGTGGTTGCATCTGTTGGAAGAGTCGTACCTGCTGCCGCTCTCCAGATTGCACCGCCTATTGCCGGCTTGCCAGCACTTACGTTTTCTACTGTCTGTGCCATTAATGTGCCTCCTAATAATGAGTTATCGAATACACGGCTTGCCAGCGGTACTGCTTTGTTTCCGTGTCCGAATAGTTATAATCTGTATCAAGTTCGACTCTTGTTATGTCGTCGAGTTCAGCGAAGCCGACCATTGCCGCTTTAACAGATTCATTCAGCAGCATCGCCTCATAGAGTGAGCCGCCGAATGATTGTATTGCAAACGTGGTCGTGATTATGTGGTTGGTGCGGCTGCTTCCCGTCTGGTCGATTAATACATAATCTGAAGTTTGCTCGGGAGCTTCCATTACAACCGGAACATTAAGAGCCTCGTCGAGATAGTCGAGAAGTGTTTTTGCTATCATGAGCCACCTCCTAACGCTTTAAGCAAGGTATTATGTTTATAGCCATCTCTAATCGCCTCAAAGTTCTCTGCACTGACAAAAGTTGTAGAGATCCAGCGCCCTGTAACCGTTCGAGTGTTATATTCACCCTTAGGGCACATTGCTCTTGCTCTCGACGCGACCTCATTCCCTTTTGACTGCAAAACAGATTGAACCTCGGGACCGCTCATAAGCTGATTGAGCCCCTTCAGGTCCAGTTTAAAATCAACCTTGCTCATATCTCTCAACCCTGACCTTCTTATTCCAGCTGAGAGGAATCAGCCACTCGATGCCTTCTTCCGGCATTTCGATGATTCTCCAGTCAGTACCGAAGAAGCTTACTTTTTTACCCGATGTCCATTCGTGCGTGTCGCCTTTTGGAATCGCCATGACATACTCGCCTTTGCGCCCATTCAGGTTCGTTTGATCGAGAACTTCTGTAATAGACGCTGGAGCAACAAGAACGTTATCAACCGAGACAGGCGTTTCCGAATAAATCGGCTTGTTTAACGCATCTGTTCCCGTCTGCGTTCTGTCATATAGCGTGACTGTTATTCCTCTCATAACGCTCCCTCCGTAGGGACAAGAGCCTCTGTCGGGCTATATGATCCGATGCTGTTGCCGCACCCGAGCAGCTTCTTCTCAAGTTTCCCGAGATAAAGTTCGCCCGCGGATCCAGCTCCTATTGTCCAGCTCTGAGAATATCCGAGCGCTGACATGCTCCCCTGGGTCGCGCCCATCGGGATACCTGCATCGGTACCGTCCCCGATTGCCCTTGTTACTATGCGAACCGACACAAGGTTTTTTGCACCCATATCGGCCGTTGCATTATAAGCGTCGATAATGACCGCGGCATCATCCAACAATCTGGAGCAGACACTTTGTTCTGCCTCTGACATCTGTCTCGTCATACGAGCCTGAACATCACTAACTGTTGCGTATGCCATACCGTCACCTCACTTTTTCTTCGCTGATTTATTTTTGCCCTTCGGCTTTGCTTCGGCTTTTGGAGTGTCGGCCAGCTTATGACCAGCCGACACATATTCCTCAACCCTATTTTCCGCGACAAGCATTTCATTGCCGAAGTGCTTGTTTATCATCTTGACCATTACGGAGTAACAGTCAGCCTGTTGAAGCAGCTTGTATCGGCGCGGAATCCGATCTCGATTTCTGCTCTTACTGCAAACATATTCTGCTGGAACAGATTGATTGTTGTGTTGCCGCTTGTGAGTGTAGCGTCGCTGGAGTAGTCGATAACTACGCCCTCAACTGTTCCGTACATAGCCTGGCTCCAGTCACCGGCGATACCGACGACGTGGTTTGTAGCGTCATAGATGCCCTTGTTCATGACTGTCTTTGCGCCGAGAACCATCGGGACAGCTCCCTCAGATACGTTGTTGATGAACAGCGGTCTGCTGTCTCCGTCAACAGCTCCGAGCAGTACGCTCTTGCCCTGTGGTGAGAGCGCGATTCCGTTCATGATTCCGCCGTGTGTTGCGATGTCAGCATCAGCAGCAACGAGGCTGGAATAGGTGTTAGGGTTTGTGATGTTCTGTGCTGTTGCAGCAGCGAATGTATCGAAGTTGCTTCCCGGAGCCTGTATTGCACCGACTACTGTTGCATCGAACTTCTTAGCGAGTGCGAGTGGAAGTCTGCGAACCAGTTCATCATAGAGAGCTGCGGCATCTCTTCTGAACTCGTTCGAGAATGGAACTATAACAGCAAGCTTATAAGGCTCCATTACCTTTGTTGCGAGTGTTGGGTTAGCGACAGTCTTTGCTTCTGTCTCGCCTACCCATGCTGCTTCAGGGTCTGCTGTGATAACCGGGATTGATACGCCTCTGCCTGGAAGAGCGATCTGCCTTGCGAGGCTCATAACTGCGGATGCTTCCTGCGTCTTTGCGAGAATTTCTGCAGCGACTTCTGGTGGAAGTGAAATGTTAGTTCTGTTTGTAGGTACTCCTGCCATTGTTTTATTCTCCTTTATAAAACTTGATTGAAATATTCTGCGAACTGGTCGCGTGTAGCTTTCTGTGGGTTGCCAATAGGCTCGCCGCCATCCGGGACACTTGGGTATTTGCTCGGCTTTGCAAACTCAAGAATCGATTTTGCCTGTGCCTCGCAGTCTTCCTTTGTCTCAGCGGTCAGCAGGTGAGCCGGTACGCCGACCGACCTCGCTACCTCTTCTCTCGTGACGCGAAGTGTTTCAGCGGCCTTCATCGTGTCAAGTTCTGACTGCAGGCCGTTCGCTCTATCGATGGCCTCCTGAAGTGCCGTGCTGTTGTTCTCCACGTTTGCAAGTTTTGACTGTGCATCTTTCAGAGATGCCTGAAGTTCATCGACGCCCTTCTTTGCGTTGTTGATGTCGTTTCCGTTGATCGTCATCAGCGCATTGATCTGTTCGTCGGTTGCCTCCGGGAAGAGGCTTGTGATGTCTGTGCGTTTCATATTGGTTCCTTTCTCCGATACGCTTTTATACGAGGTCGCTTCTCGTTCGGTTGCACTGCTTTACGCCCTGCCGGGCAATTTGTATATGAAAAAAGGACCGGGAACGGTCCTCTAATCAACATTGATCTCTTCAGCGGCGGAACTGTTCCGTTCCACTCGCTTTGCGTATGCGCTCCGTTTCTGCGCGTTGATAGTTTCCTTGTTCTTTGCGTAGAACTCGCGTCTCATGGCGTTTATTCGCGCCTCAGGGCTATTCCCACCCGCGCCGTAATACATATCGCGGTACTCGTCAGGATGATAGCCTTCCACATCGAGACTGTCATCGAATCTGACCGCATAAGTGCAGTCGCAATTAGCGTGAACGTGCTCCGCGTGTCCGTTCCTAAGTGCTCTCTTCGATGCTCTCTGCCACCCTCTCGATGCAAGAGTAAGGCAAAAGGCACAAGTGTCTCCCATTGGGACCCACGCCCACTCAGCACCATCTCGAAGCGCGTTCTGCTGCATGGTATCTACTCCGACGAGCTTGACGAGTCTCCCGGTGGCATCAGCAACGATGTTCACGTTGCCGGTTTTCATTGTGCCGACAACAGCTCTTGCTGTTTCGCCCATTGTGGCTGTTGCCGCCGGTACTGCGGGAGGCACGTTAGCACCCTGAAGATCAGCAATGGCATCATACATTTCGCAAGCCGCAGCTCCCGCTGCTTCTCCGTACTTTGTAGCAAGTGCATAAGCATATTCAATAGCAGCGTTTTCGTATTCCTCAAGAGTTATTGCACCCGATTCATATTGAGCGCTCAGCTTCGTTATCATTGCGCGCATTTCCTTTGATGCTCGCTCGCTAACTCTGCGAAGTATGCCTATATAATTGTTCCACGCTCTTGTTGTGATCCGTGCCATTATTCACCCACTTCAGTGAGGATCTGAAGCCCTCGTTCTCTCTGCTCTTGCGCCTTGATGCGACGAATATCAGCCTGGTCAAACCCAATCATCTCCAGGAATGTATCTGTTCCGGCAAATTCAGGACGAGCCGATGCAATCTTGATGGCGGCGTCTGCTGTTACTGCTACAGATGGCATTGCAGGGTTCTTGAAATGAGCCACGATGTTCTTCTGCGTTTCTGTGAGTTCGTCAAGAGTGACATTGTTTGCAATTGCAAGCGCCATCATTCCGATAAGTCTCAAAGAGTCTCCGTTGCCATCGTTTAACTGTTCCGCCATGCTGACAAGGGTCTGCGACTGCGCAAGTATCGCATCGGAGCTTGTCGGGTTCGCATCATTTACCACGCCGGTATCTGTGACGGTTAAACCTGAAGCCGCGCTAAACTGCGTTGCAAGGATCCTCAGCATCTCAACGTGTGGCGAGATACTGCCCTGCTGAAGCTGGCCGAATGTCGGCTTTTCACCCGTCTCTGGATTAACCGTGGATGCAAGTATGTTTCCGACGTACTGCTTAAATTTCTGGTTTACGATGACATCATACTGATCGTCCGTCACTCCGAGCAGGTACTTCTGCGGTGCTGTCGAGAACTCAAGCCCGATGGTTGCGTTAGCTATGGTCCTGACATACCCCTGGATAAGCCTGCGAATAGGCTCCTTGATGCGAGACTGCCCGAACGGCTTTGAGCTTGTTGGGTTCCAGATGAACGGAACCATCAGAGGCCTGCCCATTCTATGCGGATGCCTGTCTGCGTACCATAACTGTCCGTCTCGTCTCAGTACCCAGATGGCATCATCTGTATATAGGTTCATCGCGGAAGGTGTCCGCACATTCAAGTCGTTGCTCGGTGCCGTGTCCGTTATTGCAAAGCCATAAGCAATGCGCCCCTTTTCGCCATCCCATACGGCTGCAGCCGACTTCGCAGAATGGAATCTTATACGACAACGAATCTTATCGTCCGCAGATAATGTCGCAAAAGAGCACCCGATCTTCAGCTCATCGCGGCACGTTTTCGGATATTCTGCTATCAGGTTGTTATCTCTGACAATGTCGGTCAGCTCATCGACTTCTTCTCCGTTCTCACCGACAAATCCATCAAACATCGAGCGACCGGCAAGTACATCGACAGTCTTTGCTCCCCACGCGCATCCAATCTCAAGCCCTCGCATACCCTGAGGGAGTGCGATACCGAGATTGACCTCGCCCAGCGAGATCTTGCCCTCATAGTATCTGTCCTTTTGCTCGTTCTTTATGGTCGCATTTTGATAAACTATTAAGAGTTTCCGGAGCATGACCTGTTCATCAGCTCCGAGGCCTATTACCTTTTCAGGTGCAATTGATATAATCATTTATCCTATCCTCATTACCTTGTTAGGGTTTCTCTTGCTGTTTTGAGCACCCCATAACGCAAGTGATGCCGCCTCAATAGGCGATGAATTATCTCCGCCGAAGCACCACCCTCCACCGAGTGAGCGCTTCACTGATGTTATCGCGCTGTCGTTCAGCGCCTCCTGTTGATGAAACCATGTGACCGACTTCTCATTTAGTGCGTTTGTCAGGGTTCCCGTTGCCGCAATCATGTCCTTTGATGTTGGCCTTATAATTGAACCCTTTACCCGCCAGGTATCAGCGATCCGCTCAACGAGCACATCGACTCCGTTTCGCCCATCTATGACAACACAGCTTGCCTTTTTATATCGCTGGTTCAACCAATCGGCGAGCCATCCGATGCCGTGTCCCGTCGGCCTTAACTCTATGAGCGAGATCCTTGCTGGCCCGATGTCAGGAATGACCGCGCCACACAAAGCCACTGTCGACCCATCTGCCGAGAACTTGATACCATATGCGGTCTTGCCTTCGGGTTTCGGTTCGGTCGACTTACAGGCCTCCCAAGTGTCCTTATCTATCGCATAATCAAGTTCGTGCTTGACCGCCGGTGTCCACCAACCTAATCGTTCGCGGGCAAAAGTATCCGCTGGCATTTGCTCAAGTTCGCCCTCGATGGTTGTCGATAGTATTCGTCTCCCGAGAGCAGGATTCGTTTCTGCCCATCTGTCCCGATTAGTTACATCTCCAATCTCCTCAACA